ATATCATTATCATAGTGATGAGTATGTAAATCTCCATCGCAATGACAATCGCAATGACAACTTTTACATTTAGCCATTTTTAATTTCTCTACAGAAAGGACATTGTTTTTTATAAGTGTCAGGATGTTTTTCGCAAACTACTTTTATTTCTGGTTCAGGAACATCTTCATACAATTCTGCATGTGGATCTTTTTCTTCCTTTTGCCAACTAAAAAGCCAAGCAACAAACCTGCTCCATAAATCTTTAATCATTTTTTTTCTCCTCAATTTCGTAGAAGAAATTGTCAGTGTCCTCCGTTTTCCATTGACCCGTGTCTTCTACATTCCATTCGGAAGTTTGTACCTTCCAATCAGGGACTTCATCCTTCACAGTGAATGAAGGTATGTCCCATATTATTCTATTGTTTGGCTGTGCCGCATAGTTGCCGTCATCTAACGCAAGTATGTGTGCGCACTTATGTTCGTGCGGTATTTCTGAATGATCAGTGTCTATTATATTACTCTCTGGATGTGCAAAGTCAACTGTGAATAAGTAGGATCCGTGATGCCACTTCTTGTCTTTGCCTATGTATTTACCAGCTTGTCCGTCTAGAATATCAAAACTAGTAACACTAGGGTAATAAGAAAAACAATTCCACAATTCCAATTCATCAAGTCTCCTGGTTGGAACAGCTTCCGGTTGAAAACCACGTTGAATAAAAGCCGATATGGGTAGACGATAAAAGA